TTACTGGCCGAAGAAGACCGATTGCGGGCCCGTGGCCTTCGCGTGGCTGCCCGACTGCGAAGCCGAGCCGGCGACACCGCCGTATGCCGTTTGGGCGCCTTGTTCCTGGACGCGCTCTGCGGCCACGGTCTGGACGCTCTGGCCACGCTGCGAAGCCGGCGCGCCGACGTCCGGGCGATAGAACGGTGCCGGGCCATAGCCGCTGGCGAACGCCGGAGCGGCAACAGAAGCGGTAGCTGCGACCAGCAGCGCTGCGATGAGTTTGGTCTTCATGGTGGACTCCAATATCAGGTTCAATTGCGGATCGGGAAGGCGCCGCGCCTGGGAGGTCAGTGCCCACGAGCTGCGTCAACGAAACTCAGTGTATACACCTACTATCGGAAAATAATCGCGATAATCCGAATTTACTATTCTGCATTCAGCAACAATCGTGTCAGGCAATTCTGACGGGGCTGAGCGACGAACAGACCCTAAAAGCGCGCCTAAAAAAATTTGCGCAACGCAGCAAATTCCACGTGGATCACATAACGTCATCAGGGTTTTTTGGCCGAAAACGGCCATCGGGTGCGCTTCCTGCAGGGGTTTTGGGCGAATTGGCGCAGTGCGCAAAGGGTACGAAGAGCCAAGCCCGTATGCGGTAAAATCGAAGGTTGATCCACGCCAGCCGTTAGTCACCGGTTTCCCATCGCCATGTCCGACAACCATCAAGCCAGCCCCCGCCGCGTATCCGTCGCGCCGATGATGGACTGGACCGATCGCTACTGCCGCTCTCTGCATCGCTTCATCTCCCGGCACACGTGGCTGTATACGGAGATGGTGACGACGGGCGCCCTCCTCCACGGCGACGTTCCGCGCCATCTCGCGTTCACGCCTGCCGAGGCGCCGGTCGCGCTTCAATTGGGCGGCAGCGAACCCGACGACCTCGCGCGCGCCGCGAAGCTCGGCGAACAGTGGGGTTACGACGAAATCAACCTGAACTGCGGCTGCCCGTCCGAGCGCGTGCAGCGCGGTGCATTCGGCGCATGCCTGATGAACGAACCGCAACTCGTGGCGGACTGCGTGAAGGCGATGCGCGATGTCGTCTCCGTGCCGGTGACGGTCAAGCACCGCATTGGCGTGGATACGGTCGAGGACTATGCATTCGTGCGCGACTTTGTCGGCACGATTGCCGAAGCGGGCTGCGACGTCTTTATCGTCCACGCGCGCAACGCGATCCTGAAGGGCTTGAGCCCGAAGGAAAACCGTGAGATCCCGCCGCTCAAGTACGACTACGCGTACCAGCTCAAGCGCGACTTCCCGCAGCTCGAAATCATCATCAACGGCGGCATCAAGACGCTCGACGAAGTCGAGCAACATTTACAGCATGTCGATGGCGTGATGCTCGGCCGCGAGGCTTACCACAACCCCTATGTGCTCGCCGACGTCGATGCGCGCTTCTATGGCGCCGCCGATGCCGCGCTCACGCGCGAGGAAGTGGAAGCGAAGCTCATCGAGTACTGCGCGAGCGAAATCGCGCGCGGCACTTACCTGGGCGCGATCGTGCGCCATGCGCTCGGTCTTTACCGCGGCGTGGCCGGCGCGCGCGGATGGCGACGCATCCTCTCGGACAGCCGCAAGCTCGCGAAGGCGGATCTCGCGATCTTCGACGAGGCGCGCGAATATCTGCGCGTTCCCGACGAAATTCTTGAATAAAGGGCTAGGCAAGCCCGGTTTGATATGTATATAATCTTGCTTCTTGATTGACGCCGCTTTCAAAGCAGCGCTGATTGAGAAAACAGCGGTGGCTGTAGCTCAGTTGGTAGAGTCCAGGATTGTGATTCCTGTTGTCGTGGGTTCGAGTCCCATCAGCCACCCCAAAGAATTCTTTTGTATCAAGCGCTTAGGCGCAGCCGAAGATTGCGCATAGCGAAATTCGGAATGAAATTTAGAATTTCGGAATTAAGCCCGCACACTGTTGCGGGCTTTTTTCATTCAGACTCCCATTTCGCTCACCTGCGGCGCGTCTCAACATACCGGCCACGTTGGAGATCAGCTTGAGAAAGCAAAAGGAATTTAAAGAGACCCGATTCACTGCAGATGTCTTACGCGAGGCGATCGAGAAACTGCGCTCGATTGCTCCTGAATCCGGACAGGGTCTGCGATTGATCACACTCAAAGTTGCTCACGACGATGCCGCGTGGTCCTACGACACCGTCGACGAGTTCCTCGCTGACTATCGCATTTCAAAGCGCAAGGCAAATCTGTTGATCTTCGGCGGGGGGTACACTTTGGCGGCCGAGATGGGCGCGCGGGAAACGGACATTGCGATTGAGGCACCTACACGCTCTGAGATCGAATCGATATTCGATGTATTCGAAAGAAGCGTCAGCCAATGCAAGTTGCCCCCGCTTCCGGCGTCAGCACATCCGCAGCGAGACACGGTAGTTTTCATCGGTCACGGCCGAAGTGCAGCGTGGCGCGATTTGAAGGATCACCTCCAGGACAAGCATGGAGTGAAGATCGAGGCCTACGAGACCGGAGCTCGTGCGGGGCACACGATTCGCGACATTCTTGAGGAGATGGCACAGAAAAGTTCGTTCGCGGCCCTCGTTATGACTGCCGAGGACGAGCAGGCAGATGGGCAGTTCAGGGCTCGCCAGAATGTAATCCACGAGGCTGGCCTGTTCCAGGGACGGCTCGGCTTTCCCCGCGCCATTCTTCTGCTTGAGGAAGGTGTCGAGGAATTCTCGAATGTTCAGGGCGTACAGTACATTCGATTCTCGAAAGGCAATATTAAGGAAACCTTCGGTGAGGTACTTGCAACGCTCCGACGCGAGTTTCCGGCATAGCCTAAGCGACGCGACTACCCTGTCGCGCACTCGCTAAGACGAGACGAACGCTCAGAAGAGCGTATAGGTTAATAGCCTATCCGGGGTTCGAATCCCCGTCTCTCCGCCACCCGATATATAAGGCTTTGAGCGATTTGTGCTCAAAGCGCTGTACCTTAGAATCGCAGTTGTACCTTTGCAGATCCGAAATGGGCTCCGTTTTTGACGGGGCCTTTTTTGCGTTTGGGTGCCCTTGGCCTGCTGATGATTGGGCACGCACTTCGTCGCAGGAGTCGACATGGGCAAAAAGCTTGACGCGGCGCGGCGCGAACTTGAGTTCGCGCGCGATGCGCTTGCGCGGATGGAACACGCCAAGTCCCCAGAAGATTTTGAAAACCAGTGGAAAGAGGCTCTTGGCAGGTTGACGAGGTTCTGGAACAAAACCCAAGCGTCGCTCAAAGGTGATTCGAAATTCACCAATTCGCCGCACGTCAAGCGCATCAACGTCGCGCTCCGCTCCGATCCGCTTATCCAATATCTCGCGCGCGCCCGAGATGTTGATGAGCATTTGAGCGACGACATTACCGGCAGACTTGACGCCGGGATGCGGTTTGAATTCGATCTTCCAGACGGCAACAAAGTGTTCATGCACGCCCCGACGTACACTTTCGAAGACGGCACAGCAATCCCCGCCGACGTGGTCGGAGCCTCGCGTAGCTACTTCGCCCCAACTGAGGTATACGCGCAACCAGTGAAGCATCGCGGCAAGACCTATGAGCCACCTGTAGAACATGACGGGCAGAAACTGCCCGACACGAAACCCATCACGATGGCGCGCATGGGCATCGAGTTTTACAGCAACTTCCTCAATAAAATGATCGACGACGGATGGGACTCCGACGTGACGTAAGGCCGCCGCCGTCCCTGATCGAGCACACATCGCCCATCCGTTTGGCTATGCGGCGAATGCCGGCCGTATTCACCGCATAGATTGCGGCGATTAGAGAATCGGGAACGCGCTAGACTACTGTACGTTTATACAGTAATCGAACTAGCATGCCGCACCGCCCACCACTCACTGCCGAGCGCCTCGCCCAGATATGGGATGACCATCCCGAACCTGTCGTGCTCGAACTGCTGTGGGAGATCCACCGGCTGCGCGCGACCATCTCTCGCGCGAATCAGATCCGCAACTTTCTGGGAGCCAATGGGCACGGCGCCGTGCCCTCGTCGGTGTGGGGATGCTTCATGCAGGAGCTTGATGCGGAGCCGTGCTTGACTGACAAGCCGACGCAGCGGCAGCAGGCCGTGGTCGACAAGATATTGAATCGGCCGCGAGAGAGCTGAAGGGTGCAGGCGCATCCGCCCTGCCTTGTACTGGCGCATCAATGCCGGATCGGTTTCAGGTTTTCCGGCATGATGGACAGTCCTACCGGAAAAGCCCTTGTCGTAGCCTACGGCGTATCATTTTCTCGATTTTGCGAGCGCCGCACGAACAGCGGAAATCTCGCTGTCCACCCTGGCAAGAATCGAGTTTGCACACTGGTCTATGACATGAGCACCGCAGACGCCACTAGTAGAATCCAGGTAGACCGGGGGCGAACTCGGCGACGAAAAGTTGATTAGCGAGAGAGCCATCGAATACACCGTTCGAATCTGATCGTTGTCGGGATCAAGGCTAGAGAGGTGGATTTGCAGGGCGGATTCGTCCTTCGTATCCACAAGCCGCATGCTTGCCGAGTTACGAATTTGCTCCTTCACCGCATACGCAAGCCGATGGCCCTGAACGTCTTCAGTCCGATCGTCAACATACACCGCAGCCTTTCCAGGTTGTTGCGCTGCAACGATTGTTGACGCTGAAATCAATAACGCTGCGACTGCACTTCTTACCTTCATTGCGCCCCCGGATTTGTCATATTTTCAGCAAATGTAACACCGGGACCGATCCGAGAGGAAGGAATCTCCGCCCTCTGTTGAGCGCCATGCAAGGAATAACGGCGCGGCTACGGTTACTCTGACGATGGGCTTTTTTGCGGTATAGACGGCGCCAAATATTACTGCTACCTTACATGGCGGTTGCAACAGACCCCGCAACCTCCAGTGCCTCCCAAGCTGGAAGACAAAGCTTAAGGCCGCCGCTTCGCTAAGAATCGGCGGCCTCTTTTCAATGCTCGCCCGGATCCTCGGCCTGCGTGGCCTTCGGCTTCGCTGCACGTGGCGGCGCAGGCTTCGCCTCTGCGTGCATCGCGCTGGCAGGAAAGAGGTTGAGGAACGAACGAGCCTCATCGGTCGAGCGCGAGGCGAGCCAGTTCGAATACTCATCGGGCGGAACAATCACGACAGAGCGCTTTTCGTCTCCCGGCTTGTGGAAACGATTCATCAGCGGATGCTCGGCCGCGTTGACCGTAAGCATCGTGAACGACCACGCCCTTCCATCCGGTTCGATCCATTCCCGCCAGAGCCCGGCAATCGCGAACGGTGATCCGTCAGCCATTCCGATGCGCCAGCGCACGGCCTTCCCTGTTTCATAGTTCGGCTCGTAGAACGCCTCGCACGGAATGAGAGCGAGTTGTTGCTTCTTCCATGCGCCGCTGAAGCTTCGCCTCTCGCCGACCGTCTCCGCGCGCGCATTCATGGTGTCGAATACCTTCACGCCGTCGGGAATGTGCCGGCGCGGGACAATCCCGAAGCTCGCGAGATCCGCTCGCGTTTCCCCATCAACGCGTCGAATGATCGGCGACGCATAGTCTTTGTAGATTTCGTCTCGCCAAGGGCTATCCGGCGGCTCTATGCCGAAGTGCTTAAAGATGTGGTCGCGGCGCGCTGCGGCATAGTTCGTACACATGGGAAGCTCCAAGTGACAAGCCCCCATGATAGCCAGGTCCAAACGGCAACGACCGCGCGAGGAATAGCAGCGCGGCCGCGTGCTTCGTGGTTACCGCTTCGCCTCGCAATCGGGCGTGCTCGGCCGTACAGTGCAAACGTACGCCTGCAGCGCCTTCACTTTGTCGATTTCTCGCTGGTCGTCTCCAGCGACCCTGAAAACGCGTTCTGCAACCGCTGGGTCGAGGTCTGCGACGGCGGCGCTTCCATCGCCCACGCCGGCGGCGCGGGCAGGTCCGGTTGCATTACCGCTACCGGCTGCGGAACAGTTGCGCACTGCGACGCGCACGCGCTCAGTGCCAGCAGCGAGAGCAGCGCGATAGCTGCGGTTGTCAGTTTCATGAGCGTCCTTCTCCTGTGTGATTGCAGCGTCCGCCGCGGCTAGCGCGGCCTGCGCCACGTTGTGCGCGTCAATCGCGCGTTGCTCGCCCTCCAGCGCCGCGTGCGACACGTTCAGCATGTCGTTTGCGTGCTGCTCGTTGTCCTTCGCGTGCGCCGCCTGCTCAGCGGCGAGTTGCCGGGCGCCGATCAGGTGCAGTACCTCGGCGCCGACTGCCGCGCCGAGTAGCGCGGCGATCACATACGGAATAATTGCTCTCAGCATCACAGCCCCCTTTCGCATAGCTCGCGCTCTTCAGCACGACGTTTCACCAGACCGGGCAACACTCTGCCGCCCGATGTCACCCATTGCGGGCGCCCCGCGTCCGATTCGTTGATTGCCCGGCATGCGCCTCGCCAGTCGCCCGAATTGAAGCGGCGCGCCGTCGAACTGCCGCAGTACGCGCTGGCGCCGATGTTGTAGGCGAAGCTCACCGCGGCCGCGAGCTGGTACGTGCGCCCCTTCAGGCCCGGCGTGCACTTAAGCACCGGCTCGGCGTGCGCGATGAGCTGTGTTTCCAGCGACTCGCGACACTCACCGTCGCTGTAGGGCTGCCCGACCACAACGTCGTGCGTGTCGCCCATGCACTTCGTGGGGATGCCAACCGGATCGAGATAGCCCCGGTAGACGACGCCCTCGAAGCGCGGCACGACAGAAAGCAAAAGGGCCGCAGACGCGGCCCCTACGACTCCCACCAGTGTTTTCCTCGATGTACTAGCCACCGTGTTCCTCCAGTTCATGCAAGCGCGCATCCGACTCGCGCTGCTCGCGTTGATCCTTGCGCCACATGAAGTAGGCGTTGAGTCCGAATGTCAGAATCGCAGTGGCGATACCGACGATCACGCCAATGTCGGTCAGCGTGAGCGCTGATCCAAGCGATACACCGCTCCCCGCATAGCTCACTGCCTCGCTTGCACTGACTCGCATCCATTCCCCCCGAAATGAAAAAGGCCGCTCGCGGCGGCCAATAAAAAAGCCAGCTCGAAGGCTGGCTCGGTTGCTTGCGTTGTCCTGACTCAGTTGCCGTTCAAATAGCCCTGGTATCGGCTCGCGAGATCATCGGCGATGGCCTGGATATGGTAGTTCTGCATGTACGCATCCGGTGTCCGACAGTCGCCCCCCATGTGACCTACAAGGAGTCCATTGACGACGTCGCCGTTTGCGTCCCGCACGCCCTGGAACGGCGTGCCGCCAACCTGCGAAATCGTTGAATTCAGCCCCGCATTCAAGATGGCGTGATTCAAACCATCAGCTGCTGAGTTCTGGTTCGGGACATCACACGTCGGAATAGCCATGATCGCGAACACGCGTTTTCCCGATACGTTGGCGCGTTGCGTGAAGATGGCCAGATCCTGCGAGAACTGCGCTTGCGCTGCAAGCTGCGCCGGATCGTCCGCTCTGGTCACCATGTCGTCGAGCTGGAAATTCACGACGATCCATTCGCTAGGCTCGGTCTTGAACTGGTCGGGAGTCGGCGGGAGACCGTTGTTCTCTCCCATAACGATCTGATGCAGAGTCGTTCCATCCATCACTCCCGCCGACACCTGCGCTGGCACGCCCCGAGACGTAAGCGCGTCCTGCAGCGTCTGGACGGTTGCCTGCGCATCCGATGCAGCGCTCGGTGCATCAGCGGCCATCGCGGATGAGATCAGGCTGAATTGTGCACGAGCCACCTTCGTGGACGCACCTGACGCAAGCGGGTTTCCGTACATAGAAACAGTGAGTTTCTTCGTCGTGGTCGCGCTGCTATCGGAGCCGCCACTACCACCACCGCACGCCGAAAGCGCGACACACCCCAAGAGCAAGATGCTCAGTTTCTTCTTCATTTTTATCCCCGGATTGGCAATTCTCGTTTCGCTGCAGCGTCAAGTTTACAGATATATTTACGTCCTGAAAGGTTCGTGCGAAAAATACCCGCCGAGCATCATTCGACGACCGTTGCACCCGCAAAGGCATAGCGATTCGGGAAGCCGGGCACCACACTTCCATCGGTCGGCACCACCGCCGAAAGCTGCGCCTCTGCATACGCAAGCGCGTCCGTCCCGGCCTCCGGAAGGCCCTGAAGCTGAATCTGCTGCGTGTACATCGCAAACTTGCCCGCGTCCCTTGCATCCTTCGAGAGATACGATGCAACGGTGGCACCGACGAGGTTCGACACATAGTCGATCGATACCTGCTGCACGACGTGATATGACGCGACAGCGCCGGTGGACGGGGTATCGTAGTCTTGCTGAAGTGGCATGTTCCCTCCTAGATAATGCCGGTCATGTCGAGCACCATGAATCGATATGCGGTCGTTTCGCGAAAGCCGACGAAGTGCGCGCCGCGTGTTCCGTTGAACGTGTGAAACTCCCAGGTGATTGTGCCGCCCGAAACGGCGATGCCGCTCATCGTTGTCTCGCCGGTACCGCCGTTGTTGTCGCCAGAGCCGAACATGTAATGCGCGGGCCAGCACCCCGCGATTGCGACGTTCACGCCATATGTCTGGCTCTGCGTGCTCGTGCCAGGCATTGACGTGCCTGTACCGTCGAAGCCGCTACCACTCAAATACTGGTCTGACTTCACGTCGATCACGCGTGCAAACGGCTTCGCTGCGTCCGCGATCAGTGCGCCCGATGCGCTGAATACCTGCAGTCCGAAGTTCGACGCGGTGACGGGCACGTTGTCGAAGACATAGAGGCGCACAACCGTCTGCGCCGCGCCGATAAATTCAGCCGTGTACGTATTACCCGAACGGGAAAACTTCCACGGCGTCACCATCACTCCGCCGTCTGCCGTGAAGGCAAAAAGCGGATTGTTTGCGGTGAATGTAAAGGTGGTGTGCCAGTAGGTTGCATAAAACTGCGTACCGACGTTGTTGTAGACCGTGGCCAGTGACTCTTGCTGCAACGTCTGCGCCAACGACGAAATCAGCTGGAAGTTCGGATTCAGACCATCGATCTGCACGAGCCCGCTATCGGTGAATGCCTGGAATCCAGCTGTCATCAATACACTCCGAAAATGAGAGTGCCGGTCACAGTCTTCGGGTAACTGAGTCCGGACGTTGAGCTGTAAGTCCAATAAACACCGTTCGCGTCGATCGTGATGATCGGCGAGGCTGTCTGATTGGAAATGTGGAAATAGAGCCGGTCTGGCTGAAACGACCAGAACGGAGTACCACCGGAAAGATCAATCGGATACGAACCGTTGTTTCCGTCGAGCTGCTGAATACCCTTGATGCGACCAAGTCTGCTGGTCGCATCAAGCACAAGCTGCCCGCTCGCATTCCAGATCTGAAGTCCAGCCGTCATTACCAGAGCCCCAAGCGCACGCGCAGCGTGCCGTTGTTGTCGTAAACAAGCAGCGTTGAATCGTTCAGCGTCATGTAGCCACTGCCTCCGTTCGCGCCATTGAGCGTCAGCGTGCCATTCTTATCGAGCTTCCAGCGCGGCTGCCCGTTCGCACCCACGGCCGTCGACTGGATGATGTCGCCAATCATCGCGTTCTGAATCCAGCCCGTGCCAATGAACGCCTGCGAAATGAAGACCTGTCCGCCTTGCACCACGAACGGCGACGACACTGCGCTGCCGTTCGGATCAAGGATGGCAACACGGCTCGCCGACAGCAGAACCGTCGATTCGACAACACCGCTGCTGTTGTCGACACCCACGCCGATACCCGCGATGTAGGTGCGCCCGTTGGCCGTGATCTGCGTCTTGATCTGATACGACGCGGCCACGCGGCCATTCAGGTCGGCATACGACGACGCCACCGTTTGCACGGCCGCCGTATTCGCATTGGCCTGCGCCTGTACCGTCGTGACCTGTGTCGCAAGCGCGCTGTCGCCGTCGACGCGGGCCTGAGTCTCCGTCTGCACTGCCGCGAGAAGCGTCGCTTTCGTCGAACTCATCTGCGCCGTAGTCGTCTGGATGTCCTGCGCGAGCGCCATGTCGGCCTCGGCGCGCGCAGACTGCTCCGACCACACGCCCGCATACACCTGCGTTGAACCGGCATAGCCGCCGTCGTCGCCTGCCATGTCCGGCACGAGCACCTGCGCGCTCACCTGATCGAGCCGATTGGAAAGCGCGGTATCGCCGTCGACGCGCGCCTGCTGCTCGTTCGTGATTGCAGCAGCGTTATCCTCGACGTCCTGCTGCAGGCCGGGAATCGCCTCGATCGGTGCCAGCAAGTCCTGCGTGAGCTGCTCCTTGCCGATCTGCCCGTTTAGGTACGACAGGATCTCGTCGGCGTCGCTGCTGCTCTGCCCGTTGACGCCAGCGCCGTCCGGATACCACGGCCCGATGTTGCCCGACGTGTCGACGAGACGCGCCCAGAAGAAAAACGACTGCCCGGCGGCCAGGCCCATCAGGTTTGCGCGCGCCTGCGGATAGGCGTAGTCGGCCAGCTTCACGGCGTCGGCGCGATTCGGCGTCTTGCTGTACCAGATCTCGGTGCGCTGTGTATCGTTGGCCGAACCATCCGCCGGAAACGTCCAATCGAGCTGGATCGCGAAAACCTGCGTCGTGGTGGTCAGCGACGTTACCGCCGGCGGCGGGCTCGTCTTGCCGGTGAGCGCCGTCTGGACGCTGTACGCCGGAATCGAGGTCACGCCTAGCGCGTTCTGCGCTCTGACGCGAGCGAGATAGTTGCCCTGATAGATGCCCGCAACCTCGACCTGCAGGCCGCCCGTCTGGTTGGCCGCGACCCACTCGCCGTTGTCCTTCTGCCACTCCGGGATATAACTCACCGCCTTGTCGGCAGCATCCCAGGCGATCACCATGTTCGTCTTGGCGATGCCCTGATCCGTGAACGAATACGTCGAGATGCGTACGTTCGTCGGCGGCGATTGCGCGGACGGTGGCGTGATCGTCACTGGCCGCTGCTGGATCTGCGCGCCGTTGTCGATCGCCGCATACTTGCCGGGCTCGTGCTGGGCCGCGCTGATCGTGTAGGTGATCTGGCCGTTGTCGGAGCTTTCTTCGACACCCGTCACGCGGAAGAGCTGCGAGACGAGGTCAGCGCTCTCCAGCATCCACACCGCGCCGGACACCGCATCCTCGTCGAATGCCGCCGTCATCGTGAACGTGCCGCCGTCCACCGATTGGACGCTGCGCGCCTGCGCGATGCCATCGGGCATGATCACCGTGAGCGTGTCGCCGGGCGACGCCGTCGGCGCCTTGTCGAGCACCACCGTGCGCCCGCTCATCGAGCGGATGCGGCCGCCGATACGGCGCCCTGCCTTGTTCGAATCGGCGACGGCAATCACCTCGCCGGGCGTGCAGAGCGTGCCGTCGAGGCCAACCTGAAACGACACCGTATTCGTCTCGTAGCGGCTTGTGAGCAGCGTCCACAAGCCGAGACGGTGCGCTTGCGCCTGCGACGTCGTGCCGAACGCTGTGATCTGCGCCTTGACGACGCCGTAGCGCGCGAGGCCGTCATCGTCGGGCACGTACTCGACGGCTTGCTGATACTGGTTTGCCGGGTCGTTCCAGCTCACCTGCGCGACGGTGTAACGCGACTTGCGCTCCGATCCAACGTAGGAGAACTGGCCGCCAACAACGTTCGCCTGCGTGTACACGTGCACCGGATCGGAAGGCATGTCCGCCGTCGCGACGACATTGCCCGCGCCCCAATACGCCTGCCCACGAAAAATGCCCGCAATGTCCTGCAGCACCTTGAACGCGTCCGACTGCGACTGGATCACGCAGTTGCACGTGAAGCGCGGCTCCTGGCCACCCTTGCCGTCCGACACCATGACGTCGCAGTACTGCGCGATCTCGTACAGCGACCACTTGTCGAGCGACGACGCGTCGACGAACTTGCCGGCGCCGTAGCGATCGTTCTGCACGAGGTCGTAGAAGATCCACGGCGGGCAGTTCGTCCAGGCCTGTTTGAACGTGCCGTCCCACGCGCCTGAATACGTGCGCGCCTCCGGATCGTAGTTCGACGGCACGCTGATAACGCGACCTTTCACGTCGAACGAACGCGTCGGCACAGAGCTGAACGACTGCGCGTCAAACTGCATACCGACGAGCGCGCTCATCGGATAGCGCAGCTTGCGATCGATGATTTCGGTGATCGCCTCGACGTTGACCGTGTCCTGAATATAGGTGTTGTGCGCGTTAGCGGTGATGCGCCGCACGCGCACCAGCCAGCCGGTCGTCGCAGCAGGAAGCTCAATGCGCGCGCTGCGCTCGTAGAGCGAAGTCGTCTTGCCGTCGAATGCGCCAGACAGCACCTGCGCATAGGAGCCGCCATCGACCGCGATGTCGATCGCATACTCGATGCGGTATCCGGTGGTGTCTCCCGTCGAGCTGTTCGTCTGCTCGAGTGCGGGCACGCCAAAGCGAATGCGCACCGCGGTGAGCTGCGTGTTCTCGACTTGACGCACCCATGGCGTGTCGCTCGTGAGCGCAACGCCGATGGCCGTTTCGTTCTCCACTGACGGAAAGCCGGTCAGAAAATCCTGATCCTGCGTGCCAACGCGCGTGTCGACCGAATAGTTCGAGAAGTTGGTCGAGCCGTCGCCGTTCTGGATCGGCGTGCCGTCGAGAAAGACGGATTGCAGGCCGTTGACCAGGCCGACAATCGGGCCTTCCGAGATCAGGTCGAGGACCTTCGCATAGGCAATCGAATGCAGGCTATCCGGCGATTCCGACGGCGAGCCGCCGCTGCTACTGCCCTTTGCACCTGAAATTCGCATCAGCTTTGATCCTCGGCATAAATGCCAGAACTGATCACCTTGGAACCCACCACCATGCGCCCGTACACAATGGGCACAGGCTCGCCCTGTGCAGAGCTGTTCACCGGGCCATTGAAGTAATACGAGGTGCCGTTGTTCGTGACGCCAGCGAGGCCGCCCGTCTGCGGGCTGAGCATCTGCACGACACCGCCGAGCGCCATCGAGACGCCGAGGCCGATCAGTTGCGCGCCCCACGCCTGTCCGTACGCAGAGGCGACGGCACCGACCACAACCAGCGCAGCCCCGAAAATGGTCTGGAACAGGCCACCTCGCTTGCTGCCGAGCAGCACCGGCGCGATGCGGATCTCATCACCGCCTACCGGATACTCGAGCTCGTCGCGCGTCAGGTTCTGCTTGCCGACGAAAACCGCGAACGTCAGCCCCTGCTCGCGTGAGCGCGCCATGAACTGCCGGAAGCCGGGCAGCACGACGCCAAGCGCGCGCATCGCCTCCGATGTCGAATTGACCGCGAGGCGGTGCACGCGCCCGAAGCGCGCGCCGAGCACGCCGTATAGCCTGATCGTGCGCAGTTGCTCGCTCATTCACTTCCCCTGTATCGCAGCACCGTGCGAAGGCATTGCGCCCACATACCGCCCCACACGGTGCGGCCGGAAAGGCGGCCGTGCATGTGGTGCAGAAACTGCCCGGCGCCGAGATAGACGCCCGCGTGATTCGGCACGCAGTTGCCGCTGCGGATCTGCATCAGCAACACATCGCCGGGCTGCAGCTCGGCGGCAGCACCGACGTCTTCGAAGCCCGCGGCGCGGTAGTTGTCGAGGTAGAGCGACGAATGACCGTCGTCCCACCAGTCGTCGCGGCGCGCGAAGTCCGGCAGTTCGACGCCGCGCTCGAGGCGATACCAGTCGCGCACGATCGCATAGCAGTCGTGCACGCCGTGCGCGAACTGACGTCCGATGAGCGGCGCGACATACCCGCTCGGGCCAAACTCACACCAGTCGTCGACAGCGATCGAGCCATCCGCCTGCACGCCCAGAGAGACGATCACCCAGCACGCGATGCCGCCCTGCTCACACATCGCCCTGTCGGCGGCGCTCGGACGCGCCGGCGCGCCGGGATGCGAATGCACGAGCGCGACGATTTCACCAGCATCCTCAGCGCGCGCGTAGTCCTCGCCGGCCAGCACGAATTGCTCGCTCGGCGTGGCCGCCCAGTTCGCGCACGGCATATAGGTTTCCGCGCCCTGGACGAGCACCACCAGCCCGACGCACTCGCGCGGGTACTCCGCGATCGCGTGCGCTGCGATCGCGCCCTTCGTGGTTTCGTTCATTCAGGAAAGGGTGTCGCTGAGGAAGCCGCCGAAAGGCAGCGGATTGTTCACGCCGAAGCGGCACTGGCAGCCGCTCGTTCTCATACTGCAGCGGTCGAGCGCCGGGTCGGTCACCGGCTGGTCGTTCGCGTCGAAATACGCGCTGCCGGTATAGCCACAGTTCGCGTCGCGATACTTCCACTGGCAGATGCTCACGATCTGGCGAGCGGGAAGCTGCTGGCCACCGAAGTCGAGCGGCGACGCGACCGTAAATTCCACCTGCAGGCCCGGCTGCTCGTTGGTTTTTTGCTCCACGCGCCAGATCTCGGCTGGCATTTCAGCAGTCGGATCAGCCGTCGGGTTCCCGGCCGGAAAATTCACCGCGTCTAGATACTTCCCGAGCGTGCGGCGACGGCGCACAGTCGCGCCCACCAAATCGGCCAGGTAGACGCACAGCGCCGAGATCGTGCCGTTGATGTCGCCGACGGTGAGCGTCGGCGTCGGCTGCTGTGAATCCGTAGTGCGCTTGAAGCCCGACGCCTGAATCGGCCACGGCTTGTACTCATTGCCCTGCCACCAGATCGACGTCGATTGCAGATGACCGTGGAAGCGCAGCATGTCTCCGCCGATTGCTGTGCAGTCCACCTCGAACAACTCAATCAGGCGACCGGGCTCAAGCTGCTGAACGTCGGCTGTGATGGTCATTTAGCCTCCAGCTCGGCAACGCGCGCGACAGCAGCGTCCAGGGCTGCAGCCAGCTCGGAAATCGCCGCCCACATCAGCGGGCCGCACTTGGAGTAGTCGACCACCTGAAACACAGGCGCGCCGTCGTCGTCTACCGCGTCCTTATCTCCGTGAACCGCTTCTGGAAGCACCGCTTGCAGTTCGTGCGCAATGAAGCCGGTCACGATTGCATGCGTGTCGTCGGCCTTAAAGCTAAACGTGCGAGCTGGCACCTGACGAATGCGCGCCAACGCACCGGAGATCGACGCCACGTTTTCCTTGAGGCGATAGTCCGATGTGGTGTTATATGCAACGGCCGCGCCCGTTGTCGTGATACTGCCGACCACTACCGAGGGACTTGAACCGTTATAGAACGAGACAATGCCCGTAGTACCTGAGCCGATGTTTAACGGGTTCGTGTTACCCCACAAATCAATGCCACTACCAGACCGCCACGCAAGCCCCGGAGTGTGACTGGATATTGGCGAGTTATTAGACGGCCCGATGTTTACCAGCGATGCGCCCGTACCGATGGCCGCGTTCCCTGTCGAGGTGAGTTGACCTGAGGACGCAATGTCACCCGCCGCGAAAGCGGTTGTACTAGACTGCTTTGCGTACTGGCTAGGAGTGAGGTTACCGCTGTCCCACGGAGTATTTCCAGCGAACACGGGCCGTTGAGAAAAACTCGCTACGCCTGTGGCGTTAGCCACCACGATAGGATTATCTACCGGGTTACCGCTGACGTATCTTTGTAGAAACCAATCTCGCGAGGGTGACACCCACGTAGCCCATATACCGCTACCGTTAGACTGGTACCCGTAGCCAAACTGTGAGTTACCTGACGTGTCGTTAGCAACCACGGTAGCCGCAGCGTACGAGGTCTTGATAGGGGCGCCCGCAGTAAGCGCACCGGTTACCGACAGCGTACCGCCTACGGTCGCGCTACCAGAAGCCGTAAGCGCGCCTGCAACGCTCAATTTGCCCTGCACCACCTCGTCGAAGGCTTTCTTGCGCCCGATCGTCCGCCATGCCGAAACACCATCCGTTTCCCACGTCAGCAGCTCGCCCGGCTTCACGACGACGATCGTCGGCGCCGCATCTCCGCTGCCCACTGCGATAGCCATCGTGACGTCGTAAGCAGTCGACAGGTTGTGCACGGAGACGATCTGGTCCGCACCGGTCGTGTTCGCTGCCGGGAAATGCGACGACGCCGCGGAAGTGGGCGTGAAGTTGATCCGCTTGCCCATATCTGCGGCCGTCAGGTCACGCACAGCGTTCGGCGACGAGCTCGTCAAAATTGCTTGCGTGGTGAGAACGTCGACATTCGCGTTCGCCTTCACGTTGGCAGTGCGAACGGTATCGCCATCGGTGCCCGTCGGCGCGGTGCCGAGATTTACTTTCTGGAGTGCCGTCATGGTGCCTTAGGGTGCAAAGGTTTGCTCGAATGTCGCGGTGATCGTGAACACGTTGCCGTCTTTTGTCGGCTCGCTCCACGTTTCGCAGGTGAAAAGCGCGGGCGCGGTCCAGAGCGGCGGCGTCCAGTTGAACGACGTCGAGCCGGCCGCCGCGCGCAGGAAAGCAAGAATCGAGGAGATCTTCGCGGCGTCGCCGATGAACTGCAGACTGAACGACGAAGCGACATTGTTCAGGCCATCCGCCGCGCGCTGCGAATAGCCGTCGCCGAACTGTGCCTTGCGCACTGTCGCCGTTGCCGTGCCAGACGCGCTAGCGACTGTGGGAACCCAGCCAAACGTGTCAGCCATTCACACCCCCGTACTTCATCTGCCAGGCGTAGCCGCCCTGCCCCTTCATCTTCTGCGCTATGCGGCTATCGACCAGCTTCTGCACCTGCGACTGCAGCCACGTCGCGTCGCTTTGATCAAACGACCCGCCGCCGTTCGCCGCGACCGAAACCTGCACATTCGTGTCGCCGCCACGTGCCGCAGACGACACTGACGACGCCGCGCTGCCGACGGCGCCACCAGAGGCAAATCGAGCGGCGCTGTGTACTGCCGCACCGCTGTTGATCGCGTCGAGGTTACCGACTCCGATACGCTGCACCGTAGAAGCCTTGAGTACGTATTCGCCATCCGACAGCCATGCCGGAATCGAATCGGAGGTAGCACTCCCGGGCCCCGATACCGCGCCGCCGGTCGAAAGATGGAAGCCATACGAGTTGTCGCCGACGGAATAGCTCGAGGCCGCGCTCGCGACGCTCGACGTGCTTGACGCGCCGAACAACGACGACAGTGACGAGCCGCCACCGAAATACGAGCCGAGCGCGCTAGCCGCGTAGTTGAACAGGCCCGAGATCGCCGCTCGCGCCTGAATGCGCGCAATGTCCGAGATAACGCTGGTTGCCAGATCGCTGAAGCTCACCTTGCCTGTCGTGACGAACTTCGCAAACGCATCTTCCATGCCGCGAAACGCGTCTTGAAACGTCGACGCAGTTGCTGCAGCGACGTTTGCAGCCTCGTCGGAATAGTCGGCCAGCGCGCGCTTCGCGCCAGTCGTCCAGTCCGCATTCGCAGCTCGAATGTCCGTCGACGACTTCTGAGCGATCGCGACCGATTGGTCGTAGTAGCTCTTCGTGGCCGCCAGTTCGTCCGCATACTGCCCCTCTCCGATCTTGTTTTGCGTGCGCTGCCGCGCGAGGTCTGCGACCTTTCGGTCATAGTCCTGGCGAATGGCGAGCAGCTTGTCGTAGTCGGCCCGATCGTTCGTGCCCATCGAGAGGCCAGCGAGCGCCTGATCGGCGGCAGCCCGCTGGGTTTGCAACTGCTGATTGAGCGCATCGGTGTACACCTGCAGATCGGTGGCGCGCTTCTTAGCTAGCTTCCCCGAGTCATCGGTGAACTGCTGGTCATTCGCCGCGATCTTGTCCTGCGTGGCCTTTACCTCGCCGGCGTACTTCTCGACTGCCGCCTTTTGCTTCTTTCCTTGGGCGATCTCGACCTGCTGCTGCTCGATCTTCAGTTCCTGCTGCAGGGCGTCGGCGCGCGCATCGTGCGCCTGTTTAAGCGCATCCCCCTGAGTGATCAGCCCTTGATCCTGCAGGCTCTTGATGTGCTCGAGCGACGCTTTCAGCTTCGACTCAATGTCCTTTTGCTGAGCATCGAGCGCAGCGAGCTGCGCGCTGATCGCATTTTGGGCGGCCGACGCCGCGGCGTTTGCTGCAGCTTTCGAGCCGTTCCGGCTGTCATACTGCTTTTCAATCTGCGCTAGGTTATCGGCGTGCCGCTTCTCCGCTGCGACGTAGTCCGAAGCAGTCTTGTCGAGATCCTTTGTTGCGGCAGCAAAATCCGCGTTTTCTTTCTTGATTGCGAGGTTGCGCTGCTCGAGCGGCGTCGCATACTGCGTGCTGTCGAGATACTTGTTGACAGCGACCGCAGCATCGCCGCCGGCGGCGCGCTGCGCTGCATCCCGCTGCGACTTGAATTGAACGGCCTGCTGATCACGAAGCACGTTCAGTCGCTTCATGTCGAGGTCGAGCTGCTCTTTCGCCTGCGCGACGGCACCCATCGCACCCATCGACTGCTGTTGCGCGAGGTTGCGCTGATCCGCCTCGACGCGCGCAAGCTGGTCACCCACCTGCTTGGTGATGTCGTCGGGCACACCGATATTCATGATCGCGTTCTTTACGCGATCGATAATGCGACCCCAATCATTCCAGTACTGCATGACGATGCCGACGTTCTTTTCAGCCGACGCCGCCACCTGCTCGTGCGCACTGATCAGATCCAGCATCGCAGCCTTCTGAGCTGCCGCTGCGTCGCCCGCGCGCACGAAGTTCTCGATCTCTTCGACCTGCGCTGCCGAAAACGTGTGATGCTGCTCCTGATAGGCAGTCAGCCACTGGATAACATTGTCGTGCAGCTTGACCAGCGATTCGACGGCCTTGTCGGCGCTCACGCCGGTGTCTTCGCTCATCGCGACCGCTGCGCGGCCCGCGAGCGCAAGATCATCGCCAGTGAAGCGCCCTGTGTCCGCGACCGCTGCGAGCGCTTCGCGCGCAGCCGAGAACGACGTTTTGGCGTCTTCGAATGTGGCAGCAATCGCCTGCATCTGGCCGGCTGACACGTCAAGCGCCCCGTTCGTGCTGACGATAGCCTTCTCAAAAGCAGCGTATTGCGCATAGCCTTCGATGATCGCGTGCGTGAGCAGCGCGACCGCGCCGACCGTTGCGCCGATCGTGAGTCCGAGCGGGCTCATCGCGAGCGAAAGTGCGTCGGTGCGCTCGGCGAGCACGAGCAACGAGCCGCCAAAATTCTTCCATGAGCCCTGCGATGCTTCGTGCGCGAGCACTGCTAGCTCGCGGCGCGCCGCCACTGAATTCAGGCTGAATTCGTGCACCGCTTCGCCTGCACCCGACGAAGCCTGCTCAACGGCGCGAAGCTTCTCGATTGACGCCGCAGCGGCGTCGGCGATGCCGAGCTGCGCCGCCTTCATCGCCAACAGCTCGGAACGGGTTTTGCCTGCAGTATCCGCGGCGCGAGTCAGCGACGATACGAACGAGTTGATCTCGCGAGCACTCGCCTGACTGCCATTTACCGCAGCTTCGGCGATCGCCTTTTGAGCGACGGCGACGCGTTGCGCAGCCTGATCCTGCGTCTGCATGAATGCCTGCGCAGACTTGCGCGCGGAATCCAGCTCGGAACGATACCCGCTGGCGTCGGCTGTAACCCGCGTGATGCTTTCATTTGCCACGTGTTTTCGCCTCTATTTGAGCGTCGATCGCGTCAGCGACTGCTTGCGCTGCTTCCTTCTTTTTCGCCTCGTAGGCAGGACGCTTGAACGGCTGCGCGGCCATGCGTGAGGTGCCGTATTCCACGAACCGCAGGTAATAGGCATCTTTCAGCCACGTGACGATGTAGGACGCCAGCTTTCCGGGAACCGAGTTCTCGGCGTCGTATGCGATAACCAGCGCGTCCGCGCCCGCGCCCGTGCGGCGTGGAACGCGCAACTTCTCTTCTGCGAGAAAAATGTTTGCGCCGACGAGCGCCGCCTTGCGCAGCGTGGATTCGCTGACGGCGTCGTCAAGGGCGTCGAGTTGCGCAGTTAGCGCTTCTGGATTTGCGGTTGTGAACGCCTTAGCCATTCGCACGATCTCCAAACAGTGCAGCGCGCAAGAGGTTCGACTGCGCGACCGGGTCGTCCAGAAGAATCGGCTGAGAAGCCTTGACTTCATCGAGACCTAGCCACGGTATGACGTCGCTCGGACCAAATGGCGTTGGGTGTTTCTTCGAGTCGCGATTGACGTTGTAGATAGCCGCAGCGATCACGCCGGCGCGCAGATCATCGATCTGAGGACCGAAGTGCTCGATCTGCGAATACGCGATCCAGTCGGTGAATTCCGCGCTGCTAACCTCCCGCATGCAGCGCGCCACCGACATTTTTAGTTCGCGGGCGAGGCGGTGCCAGAAGAGCCGCTCAGGGCGGCTTCGGAGTTTTTTTCCGCTTCCTCCGTCGCTCCGGCGCCGATCTTGTTGATGCGCATCGCGACGCCGACGAGCCGCACCAGAACGTCGGTGTTTTTGTCACTCAGCTGTTCGACGTCATTTGGACCGAACAATGGCGCGCCGTTTTCGTCGACGATCGTGCTTGCCAGCATCAGCGCCTGGAAGCGCGAAACGGGTTGCTTCTCAGCGAGCACGTCCATGAGCGCTTCGCGGACCTTGCCGCTCATCACCCCGATACGCACTTCGCCACCCCATTCCGGTACTTCGACGACCTCGAAGCCGAGGTCGCGCGCCGCGAGGATCATTTCACGCGTCAGCATCGATTACGCCTCCGCCGGAACGTCGGTAACGTCACCGGTAATCGTGAGCGCGATCGTACCCGTGAGGACCGTGTCGGTGCCACCAGCGAGCGGGAACGACTTGACGTATGCCGAGAACTCCTTTGCGGAGCCGTCGGGCAACGTAAGCTTGTACTCAAGCGCCGTGCCCGCCTTGCGGGATGCGAGCATTGCAGCCTGGCCCGGATCGGCGTAGTTGATGTTCGCGTCGAGGGAGAACGAGCCCCAATCCTGCAGGCCGAGCCGCTTTTCCTTCGCGGTCGAATTCAGATCGGTCACGTCGATTTCCGTCGCCGCGCCATCGAAGCCCGAATAGCTCTTCACGTTGGCGACGTTCGTCCACGTCGGATTGGCTGCGCCCGATGCTGCGGTGTTCACCGCGAACGTGCTGCCTTGCGACGAAATTGCAGTACTCGTCATAGTTTCACTCCTGATACCAGATGGAAAAGTCCTGCCGACTGCCATAAAGCTTCGTGTCGTCTTCGTAGACGTCCACGGGCGCGCCGATGGGGACGCCACCGATCGGCGCGGCGGTTAGAGCGGCACGAATCTGTTGATTGATCGAATCTGCCTCCGCGCTTGTCGTCGACCACGCTGTGACCTGGATTCGCCTGTTTTGCAGTGTGTCCGCCCCTGCGAGCGTCGTTTCGTCTGCTCCTCCGACGCCCTGATAAACGATGTACGGGCGTGCCGCGCCCGATGGCGCGACGCTCGGATAGACGCGGCCGCCCGCAAGCAGCTTCAATGCGGCGTAGGTGATAGCTTTCGCACTAGCCATTGTTCGCTCCCACGCTGCATGCCAAGTCGATGAAACGGCGCCCGGCGTAGTCCGGCAGAACCGCCTCGATACTGAAAATGCCGCCGTCGTACAGCACGCGCATGGCGGCGGTGACATCGGTACGCCAGCGAATGCGCATGCTCACCTGGGCCTTGCTCACCTCTTCGCCGGACGCAACGTATTCCTTGCCAGTCGTTGCGAGCAGGTTCGCCGAGACGCCCGCGACTACGTCGACCCATGTGGTCAACGGCTGCCCGAGCTCGTCTTCGCCGTCCTGCTTCGCTTGGATCGTGATCCGCCGATTGAAGTCTCCAGACCGCATTACGCATACCCCATGATCCGGTACGGATCGAGCAACTGGTCGACATACGGAAGGTCGTGAACCTGCCCACGACTGAGAACCGCAACCTCTTCCCGGTTCTCATAGAGCGTCGCGAGCCGGATGAGAATCCACGACTTGATGCCTGCTGGTACGTCGACCGCATCGCCATAGCCCGCCGTGAAACTGATCTGCACGGCATTCGTGGTGTTCAACGTGTCGGGCCAGTACGTGCCGGTCTTCGGCGTGAGCACTCCCGGCTCGCTCACGTTGTCGACCACATACAACGACGGGTCGAGCGTTTGCTGATTGCCGAGCGCATCGATGTACTGCACGGCATCAACCGACTGAAGGCGCGGAAACGGGATGTCGATCTTGCTGCCGCGAAAGCGAACCGAGTAGTTGCGCATCGTCATCCACGCCGACGGCAGCTGATCGACTGGCACATAGCCAGGGATGACGCCGTAGTACGTGTAGAACGGGAACGCATCGAGGAACAGGTCCCACTTTTGCGTGACAAACACGCGACGGCAGACGTTCTCCGCATGGATGCGCGCCGCGCTGATCAGCATCGAGATCAGCGCATCCTCGGTGGAGTCGATGACGCGCAGGTGCAACTTCGCCTCGTCGAGCGTGACCGGCTCTTCGGCGGGCGCCTGAGTGAGCCTGATCCCCATGCTTATTGCGCCGTTTCGGACTGTGCGCCGTCGGCCTGCTTCGCGTCGGTGACCGCCGCCGCAATTTCAGCAGCTGCATCCGGATCTTCGAGCGCGACGATCTCGGCACCCTTGCTGGATGCATACGACACAGCATCCTCGTGATTGTCGACCGCTCCCGCGGCGGAGAGCGCCTTGATGACACCTTCGGGGCCCTCGACGATCTGGCCGAGCTTGAGACCCAGGCCAACGTGATCCGACAGAACGCGCGCGCGCGCGATTTGAACCTTTGCCATGGTGAACATCCTCTGTGATGTGATGTGGCGAGCCTAGGCTCGCCACTTGCCTAACCGAGAAACTCGCTTCCCGATTACGTCGCCGAGTTCGCGTAGGTCTTGACGGCGCCGCCGACGTCGATCAGGTTTCCGCCCGTGCGCAGGAATCCAACGAAACCGATCTGGCCGTTCAGCGTGAATGCGCTGTCCGTCATGCGGAAGATCGTCAGATCCATAACGTCGCGGATCACATACTTCGAAAGCTGACCGAACGCGATTGATTCCGCGTTCGCTGCCATCACGGGCATGTCCTGGTTGATGTAGATCGGGCGACCCATCAGACGATCGGGCGCGCCGCCGTTCACCATCGCATCGGCTTCATAGCCCGGCACGAAGATCGGACGGCCTTGCGAGTCCTTAATCTTGCGGATCACCTTGACCGACGAGTCGTGCATCATGTAGCCGACGCCGGGCTGGCTGCGATAGGCGGGGTCGACCGAATGCTCCAGCTCGACCAGGTCGTCGTAGACGACCGTCAGCGTTTGACCCGTCGCGCCGGTGCGGCCGGTGCTGGCTGCCGTGATGAGGCCGTTCGGCTGCGTCGTGCCGTTACCCGTCGTGAAGTGCGTGTTCTGGATGCGGCCGAGGCGCATCGCGAGCAGCCCTTGAATATAGGCCTCGATGTCGATGAACGAGTCCTGCACCAGTTCGAACGGCAGGGCAATCTTCTTCGAGCTGTACTTGAACACGTTCAGCACGATGTTGCCGAACGTGGTGTCCAAGCCCGTGACTGCGGCGTTCTGGCCAACAATCTCACCGACTTCAGCGGTCGGGTCCGTCGTCGGGAAGTTCATCGCGGCGCCCGTCGCGGTGCGAATGGCGTGCGCCACAGCGCGCATGCCGCCGTAGGCCTTCATGGCGATTTCGAGCGAGCGCTGGTATTCCGTCGCCACCGTGAAACCGCCTTCCGTCGTGGTCGTCGTCGACATCGCGTTGCGAATGTCAGGCGTCTGACGCGCAAGCATGCGCGCACGATCGCCATCGGCCATGTTCGCGACACCACCTGCGAGGAACGCGCGGAGCGCCTTCGCTTCGTCGCCCTGCTGCGCCGGATCGCGCGTAGCCGCGTTCAGCAGCGCAGCAGCCTGGACAGCCGGGTCTTCGGAAGCCAGCTGCGCACGGCGATTCTCGCGCGCGATGTCGCCGTCGATCGCCTCGATCTCGGCAAGGATGGCGTCCATGCGCTCGGCTTCGGCTGCCGGCATGCGTTGGTCAGCCGGATACTTGTTGTTCAGCTCGTTGGCTTCGCGCGCCTTCGAATTGCGCAGCTCGCGCAGTTGTTGCAGCTTCATGTGACTCTCTCCGTTAAGAGTTGACCGCTCGCGCAGGTCGTTTGGACGAAAAAAAACCGCCTTGCGGCGGCCGTTCTCAGTTGCGCGAGGCGCGTCACTGATGATTGATGCGGTTCAGCATGCGCAGGCGCTGATGCTGCCGTTCGCGGTGTTCCGCGGTGATGGTGTCGATCGGCTCGGGCGCAGGGGCCGATGCCGCGATCTTCGGTGCGTTGGCGTAAGCGCTCAGATCCCACGAGGCCTGTGCCTGCGTTGCGCTCTCAGCGATGCTGTCAGCGAGGCCGACGTCGACGGCTTCCTGCGCGGTGAACCACGTTTCGGCCTCCATGAACGCCTTCATTTCGTCGACGCTCTTGCCGCTGCGCTTTGCGTACTGGCCTGCGATCACGCCGTCGACCTTGTCGAGCAGCGCAGCGGTATCGGTCATGTCTTTCGAGTTACCGATTGCCATCGTCCAGCCGCAGTGGATCATGTACATCGCACCATCTGACATGATTACTTCGTCGGCCGCCGAGGCGATCACCGTGGCAGCACTGGCCGCGAAGCCGTCGATGTGCGCGACGACCTTCGCACCCGTGTCGCGAATTGCGGCTACGATCGACTGCGCAGCGAACACGTCACCGCCGGGCGAATTGATACGCAGGTTGAGCGTGCCGCCCTTGATGTTTCGGATCTCCGGCACGAGCGACTGCGCAGAAACACCGCCGCACCAGTATGCGGTATCGTCATCCGCGACGATCGCGTCATAGATGTACAGCGTCGCGTCGCCGCCGCTCATTTCGAGCGCGTGCGGACGCGCCGTCGGCCGGCGATTGCTCGTCAGCAGCTTGATCAACTTGCTCATGTTGCTCCTGGGTCAGGTTGGCCAGATGGCTCCGGCGCCGTTTCGCTCGCCGGCGCTGGTTCAGTGACTGCCGCCGTCTGCGTGACGCCCTGATTGATCACATCGCCGCCTGCGATCGGCGGCAGCAGCTTGATGTGGCGCACTTCGTTGACAGACATCCAGCCCGGCTCGCCAGCGCGACCCAGCGCGACGCGGAACGCGTCATTCTCGGTCTTCAGATCGCCGCGCTCCATGCCGGATACGTCGAATTCGCAGAAAAGGCGCTGACGCGATGGCCAGACCTTGCGATTGAATTCCTGATTGAACTTGACGAGATCGCGCAGCAACGTGAACTTCACAAAGCCGCGGCTCATGTTCTCTACTCCGCTGCCCCACGACGTCGTCTTTTCGGTCGAGCCGACCATAAATGGCGGCACGCCCAGAATGCGGCAGATTTCTTCGAGATCCCACTTGCTCGTCTCGAGGATCTGCGCATCGACCGGCGTCATGGTCAACTCCTGCACCTTCAAGCCACCGGTAAGGATCGCGGGCAGGTGCGAGTTCGCGACGCCGCTATGGCGCTCGCCCCACGTCGCACGCAGCAGCCGCGCCTGCTCTTCCGTCATGTTGCCGTCGGTCATGAGCGCGAAGTCGGGGCGCGCGCCGTTCGAAAAGAACCGGGCGCTGTATTCCGCTGCCGCAATCGAGGTTCCGACCGCCTGCCGCGCCGCGTATGTGATCGGGCTCGGGCTGCGGATTCCGTCGTAGCCAAGACTCGGCACGTGGATGATGTCGGCCGGATGCAGCACATACTCGGCACCGACCAGTGGCTGGACGCGATACCAGAGATCACCCTGGCTATCGCGAAACGGGAAGACTCGCAGCGGATGGTGTGCCCTGAACGACGAGATCGAACTGCTACGGAATGACGGGCGCACAATTTCGGCAAAGCAATCGCCGTAGAACAGCCGCGCCGAAGCCATGTATTCCCAGAAGACGGCGGCCGAGATGTCCGGTTCGGGCTGCTCGTTCAGCAGCCACCAGTACGGATGCTCGACGCGCGCGCGGCCGGTTGGCGTACGCTCATAGATCTGCATCGGTAGCGTCGAGAGCGCCCCTGCAATCAGCGCGACGCACGCATACACCGCTGACACCTTCATCGCGGTCGTCTCATTGACAACCGGGCCGGCGTTACTGACTGCGCCCCCGCCAATGATGTTCGCAAGCTCCTGCACGGTCAGCGATTGTCGCGTCTCGTTGAGATTGTTGACTCGCCCCGTCGCTTCAGGCCCATGCTGCGCTCGCCAGGCATTCAGCACCGACGAGCCCGGCGTCCGAGCTTTCGCCTGCGCTGCCTTGAATGCCTCTTCGCTCATAGGATATAGATTCCGGGTTGTGCCGCAGACTGCGGGTTCAGGCTGATCAGCGACACCGCATTGAACGTCGCCATCAGCGGGTCGATCTTTGCAGAGCCGCTCGCCTGCTTCGTGATCAGGATCGCGTTGCCGCGAGGCTCGACACGCGCGTTTCCGACGCACCAGGCCATCAGGCGCTGGCCGCCGTGCACGAGGACGCCTTCAGCGAGCTTCCGCTCGGTCGTCTTGATCGCACCGCCGAGCTTCCAGCCCTGCGAAATAGCGATTACCTTCTGCTCCGGCACGCCGCCATCTACCAGCGCATCCAGGATCGCGCCGATGCCAGCCGGGTCCACACCTATGCGGTCAAGCTTGCCGGACTGCTCGCACTGTGCGACATAGCCAGCCAGCTCGTCGACATCGTCACCGATAGCCTCGACCAACGTCAGATGGCCATCGCGCGCGAAATCCTCGAAGCGTGCTGCTTCGGCCTTGCGTCGCTCGAGCACAGACGGATGAGCCCATGCATGCGTCCAGAGCAGCCACTTGCCCGTCCCGGTTTCGCGGCCGGTCACCGCTAGCCCGAGCAAGTCATCGAGGCCGCCGCCGTCAATACCGACATCGATCACCTCGGATCGGGCTATCAGATCGTCCAGCGAGAGGCGCTCGACAGCCTGTTGCTCCCAAAACTCCGCGCCCGCCCATCGATCGCTGCGCAGCGCCAGCCCGATTTCGACATTGGCGTGCTTTGCGAGAAAGCCCCGGAACGACTCTTCGCCACCTTCCTTCGCTTTCCGGAATTCGCGTTCCAGAAAAGCCTGGTCGACCGAGTAGCCAAGGTTTGGATTCACCATCCCGAGGTTCTCAGCGAGGAGGTGCTCTTTGCGCGCGACCATTTCGGGCGGGTGCTCAAAGATCACCGGCACAAAACACGGATCGTTAATCTTGCCGTCGCGCACGTCACGCGCGTAGCGCAGCTTCTGCAGGAACACGCCAGCCGGTGGATCGTCGGACTGTGTCGTGAGGTAGATCACGAAGCCTTCTGGCCGCGAAGCAAGGCCACCGATCGCCTCGCGCAGCATGTTTTCGGCGTTCGGCTGCTTGCCGAACAGCCAGACCTCATCGACGAGCGTGCCGACGCTCTTTTTGCCACCCACCGTGTTCGAGTCTGCAGCCACCACCTTGAGCGTCGCGCCAGTCGTGCGGTGCGTGATCGTCTTGATGTGGGTCTGCACCTGGAAGAGGTCGTCGAGCTCATCCTCGTGCTTGACCATGTCGCGGCTCGGCGCGAAGCTGTTCCCGGCAACCTCAATCGTCGGCGCGAGAATCGCGTATTCCGCCGACATACGCCAGTTCAGGATCATGGCCGTCATCATGATCCCCGCGGCCAGCGTCGACTTGCTGTTCTTCTTGGGGATGCAGACGAACCACTCAGTGATCAAGCGTCGCCCGCTCTCAGCATCGTAGGCGCCGAAGATCGAGGCGACCAGGTCGAAGACCCATTGCGCCGACGACTCGCCGAACGTCGGGCTGCCCGGCGCGTCGACGATCTTGAGCTGCTTGAACACGGCCAGCGCGTGCTCGGCCTGCTCGGGAAAGATCGGCGGCGGGATGATCGACTCGCCGGCCTTGAGCCGCTCGGCCCAGTCTGGGCATGCAGTCGACCATTCCATGCGTCACTTCCTGTTGTTCACGACCAGCTTCGGCGGCGTCAGCGCGCCGAACTTGCTCGCGGCTTTCTTTGCCGCCTCCGCTTGCGCGTCCTTTTTTCCGCCCTCGCCGAGCTTCTGGTGAAAGAACGGCATGAGCGTCTGCGCCGCCGTCACGCGAAGCTTCGGCTCGGTGTTCTGGTCATTCATCGCCGCGAGCAGGAACTGCTTCGGGTCCGAAAACGTCAAGATCGCGTCGAGATCGAACCCGGCCGACACCGCGGCCTTTGTGATCGCGTCGTTCTCTTCGTCGGTCGGCGGCGCCGGCGGCGCTCCCTTCCCTGCGCCCTTCTTTTTGCGCTGGGCCAGATAGCCGACGACATCCTTGTCTTTAACAAGGCGCGATCCGGCGGCCGACGCCGTCGCGGCGCTGTATCCGGCGGCGATTGCCGCGTCCCTATTGGACTTGCCGGCCAAAACAGCATCGGCGAACGCGCGCTTTTTTGCTGTTAAAGCCATTAACAAAATCTCCAAACGGGGAAATTTTCTCCGCGTGCGGGAACGCGCGGTGTCCCGCCATGCGAAACGCCAGACTTTCACACCCCCCACCCGCAAATGCGAATCAGTCGCATCTACCTCAGCCGCGCCTGACTGCCGGTTGTTGAGAATGCGAACGACTCGCGGCTGCCTGTCAGCGTGTGCGGGCGCGCGCCTCGTCGGCAGTCTTCAGCTTATGGCAGTCGTCGCACAGCAGCTTGAGGTTGCTGTCGTCGTTGCTTCCGCCTTGCTCGAGCGGCACATCGTGGTCGACCTGGTCGCGCCACGGCAGCCACACACAACCGCAGCGTTGGCACTTGAACTGCTGTTCGATAGCGATGCGCTTGCGCGTCTTGACCCAGCGACTGCCGCGAATGCGCGGCGTCGTGCCTGCCTTCGCTTCCAACATCGGCACGCGCGTGGCTGTCAGCGACTGCACGCGCGGCTTGAGCGTCGTTAGCTTGCGACTCATGCGAAGTGCAGCCGCGTCGATCAGGCGGCCGGTTGCGCTGCGGCGTCAGCAGCAGGTGCCGGGTACGCGGCAGCAAGCGCGGCATTCGTCGCGGCCTGCACTGCGTCTGCGCTCAACGTGGCGTCGATCGCCTTGAGTGCGAGAGCGATCTGGATTGCGGTGTTGATGTTGGGATTCACGGCGGCTCCAATGATGGCAGTGACGAGATTGGTTGCGGGTTCCACGAGATCGGCAAGCGTCTTGCCTGCGTCGTTCGTGAGATCCGTCTTGATCTCCGAAACAATCGTCTCGGCTTTCTGTTCGATGGCCGCAGCCTCGCTCTTGAACCACGATGCGATCTTCTGAAAGAGGGCTTTGAGCATGGTCACGATCTCGACGCAGAAATGAAAAAACCCGCTTGGCTTTCGCCTTGCGGGTTCGCTGTACGCACGATTGGTACGGTATATGAAAACGCAGTTTATGCGAGGATTTCTCGCACGTCAAGCAGTCCTCACTAGCATCCCGACTTCGTCGAGTCGTTCACTGAGCGCCGTCAATCCGTTCTTCTCCAGCTCGCGAATCCATTTGCGGATGGTCGTCGCGTGTCTGTTCGCCGGATGTTCGTCGATGCCCAGCTTTTCCGCTTCGTCGAGCACGTGGATCTTTTCGCCGAAGTGCTTCCGGAGAACTGCCGCGCGGAACGCATGCACAGGGAGCACATCGCGCGCCTCGCGCGCCACCTGATCGGCGAGTTGCGAAATCGCCTCGCGGAACAATTCAGTCATTCTCCAGCCGCGGCAGCATGGACTGCCGCAATTGCAACTCTCGCTTTTGATCGCCTTGCGCGCCACCAACGCAACGATCTGCCAGTAGTCGAGCGTAGCAATCTCGGCGAGTACCATGCCCGCCTGCCCCGCGCCATCCAGCCCGACGAGGCCGCGCCCGCTTCCGTACGCACCTTGCTGCAGGATCTTCGCCATCGGCGACAGAGCGTATTGCTGGCTCGAATAGTTGCACGCGAACGTGATCGCCTCTTCTGCGCTCGTGAAAATGCCTTCGTGTCGTGCGTTCATAGTCACCTTGTGGTTTGTATTGTGTTCGGTCACATGACGACCGTGAAGTGAATGCCGTGGTGCGTGAACCAGTCGCCCAGCGCGTGCCGCAAGTCGAGACTGTTCGGCCACGCGTATTCGATCTGGGTGTTGCCAACCGACGTCTCGCTGATCTCGCCGCTGAATGGGCAGTCGTCGAACGCGATGAGCTGCGCGCCGGTCACCGTGTCGCGATGGCGCAGAGCCGACTCGATCAGCGGCTCTGGCACGTCGGCGTATTGGATATAGGCGTGTGCGGTCATTCGCCAGCGACCTCACCAAGCGTTTCGTGGTGCACCGTGACTATCACCAGAGCTTCTGCTTCTGTGACGAGGTTGCCACTCGTGCGCGTGCTCAACTCGACTCGCAAACCGATATTCGCGTCTTGCGGATCGACGCCAATCTCGCGGCAGACCTCTTCCCAGATCAGCCGCTTGATCTCGGGCGTGCGCAGCACCGTGCGGTGCGTGGTCGTATTTGTGCGGCTCGTGATGACCTTGATTTCGCTCACGTTGCTTCCTCCAGTGACAATTCCAGTGCGCCGCTAGCGATGAACTCTCGCAGCGCTTCCTTGTTCCCTTCGTGCCGACCAATGTCCGCCGGCAGCCATGCATAACCGTCTTCGGTCCTGCGCTTGTCTGCTTTCCCGAGAAAGCGACTCAGGTGCTCGGGCACCAGCACAAGCGCGGACACCGCCCACGGATTGAGCCAGTTCGGCTGATACCGCGATGTGATGCGCCGCACTGCGCGCACCGTGGCGCTGAAGAAGTACGACGGCGGCGGCCCGCTACCCATGCGGCCGATGTGCTTCGAGTGATCCGCCGGCAGGCTGAGTTGCACTTCGAGGATCACTTGCCGCCCTCCTGACACGCCCACTTCCGCTCGCCGCTAGCCATGAACGGCGCCAACGACCGTTTGTTCATCGCGACGCGCGCCGTGCACTGCAGGACGCTTCCCGATCGCCACGTGTGCAGCCGCCCCGAGATCCCTTTGCGGTAATGCGGCGGAATGTAGGCATCCACCAGTACGACGTCATCGCTCGCAACGCCCTTCGTGACCGAGCGCCGCACCACGAACACCGTCGTCTCGAATGACTGAACCTGCGTGCCGCGCCTCGTCTCGACTTCCACATCAATCAGCAGCCTCAAGCGATCACCTCCTGCAATACCATCTTTCGTGCGCGCACTGGCAGCCACGCCTCGAAAGCAACATCCCACGCAGCGAACTTGAACTCGCGCAATCCCGTGCCTTGGTCGATCAGCGCATGACAATTCGCGCAGCCTGGCACCGTGAATTCGTGTTTCGCCTTGATGCCCATCCCCTTGCCATGCTTCGCCTGATTCGAGTGACACGGCACAACTGTGTCGCCGCCACCCAGACAACCGCGCATCCGCAAGAAGCACGGCTCACCGCGACACGCCGCCAGATACTTCGAACCTTCCGCCACCGTTGGCTTCTTCACGCGGCTCTTGAGCGTCGAGCGGCGCTGCGCCATGGCGCGATTCGCGAAGCTGCTGAATGGCGAGTCGGGCTTGCGCTTAAAGCCGGTCCGCTTCATCGGCGCCGAACGCTTCATCCGCGCTCCTGCAATGCATGGATCTCGACCGGCACGCCACTCGCAGCGATCAGCGACGCGCGCCCGGCAGCCCAGAAAAAGAAGCCGACAGCACGCACCGCGTCGGGTACGTCAGCGCGCCCAAACTCGCGCACGAACCATGCGTCGTACTCTTCGCGCTCGGTCACGCTGCCACCTGCTCGACGAGCGATGCGAACGGGTTGAACGAACCGCTATTGCGAATGCGGCGGCGTGCGCGATAGGCGCGCGCGACCTCTTCCCGCGTCTTCGGTGCGGGCTTCGGCTCGTCGGCCTTCGTGCCGACTTCCCATTGCGCCGCCCACTTGTCGAGCGAGCGGGCCCAACCGCCGATGCGGAACTGCTTTCCGTGGTACTGCTTGAGCAGCTGCCCGACAGAACGCAGGTTCGCGCCAGTGGCCGCCGCCAGTTCCTTGACGGTCATTGGTTCGGCGTGCGCACGCAGCACTCGCTTGATCGAAGGAAGCAACCACGAATAGCCGGTTCTCCCCTTACGGCCGCGCGACGAAGCTGCAGTCAGCCCAAGCCGCTGCGCCTCAGAGCGCGCCGAGCTGTAGCTGCGGTTCGGTAGGAGGCGATCGAGCGCCCGCTTCAGCGATTCCTTTCCGCGCCAGATTCTTCGCAGGGTCGCGCGCTCTTCATTCGACCAGGCGTCTGCTGCCGTGAGCGGAATGCCATGCTTCGATGCGTAACACTTCGCGCCTTCGTAAGTGCGGCCGGGCAAGCGGTGCATTTGCGACAGCAGATTGATCGCGTTCTTGCTCACGTCGAGCAGCACCTGCTTTTCTTCTTCAGTCCACTTCGCAGCCATCAGATTTCCTTGATGGTGATGTCGTGCACGGCCAGCATTTGCTTGCGCTTCTGCACATACGTTGTGTTTTTGCGCGTTGCCTCCGACTTCACGTCTTCGACCACGCGATTTCCGGTTGCAACGTCGACATAGACGAAGTCCGCCACGTACTTCGAGGCGCGCTCCCACGTGCCGTCGGCGCGCTGCTTGCGCGGCGTGAGTACGAACGCAACCTGCAGCTCGAGATCGCGAATCGCGCCGGCCGCCTGCAACTGGATCAGGTGAAACCAACGCGAGCGCTCTTTCTCGCTGTCGAACTTGATGCCGTTGTGCTCGCACTTACGGTTGCCGTACTTCGAGCCCTTCTTCGGCTTCGCCATGCACAGCGACGGAGCTGCATCACGGCGATACGCGGGCGTGAGCGAAGCGCGCGCGCCGTCGCCGTCGGCGATCTCGTCGAAACCGTGCGAGGGCTGCGTGCCGAACTTCTCGGCCAGCTTCCGCTGCGCGTAGCCCACGCTCGGCGCGTCGTCACGCACGCGCGCTGTGCCGACTGTCTTCGTACCGGGTGGCACGACCATCGGCCACGATGTGGTGCGCTTCGTCATTGCTTCTTCGCCTCCCAGCGCGGCGGCTTCACGGTGCATGCCTGGTGGCCGGGCACGAACACGTATTCAGGCTTCAGCGCGCAGTTGCGATAGCCGAGCCGATACATCTTTTCGTGGCCGGGCTTCGTCGTTGCGTGCGCACAGTCTCGACAGGCGTTCATGCGGCCTCCGTATTGCCGTTCTTGTCGCGCGGGATGTCGTTGAGGTACGCGTACAGCGCTTCGCCACGCTCTTCGCTCTCACGGCTGACTGCCGCAAGCAGGTACTCCATCCAAGCGCCGGGGCCGAGCACCTTGCAGACCTTTGCCTTGAACTGCTCGAAGTACTGGAAGCGCGTCGGATCGATGCCGTGGCGCTTGCCCTGCTCACGCCAGCCAGCCTCGCCAGTCCACCACCCATCCGGTGCGCCGCCAGTCGCCACAGCGCCCGCCGCCGCGTCCTTCGCTTCCCAGATGCCGGTCCAACCGCGAAACACCGACTCTTCAACTGCCGTGGCGACGTCATGACCCAGATCGCGGATCTTCGCCAGCTTCTTGAGCGTCACCTTGGCAGCCGGGCGCGTCCAAGGGATGTCTGCTTTCTTCTCTTTCGCCTCGCGGTGCTCGCACCAGTCAAGCCACGCATCAGCAGGCAACCAGTCGGGCAGTTCGATCTCACGAAGTTCGAGATGCAACGCAGTTCGCGGCGAAGTCCGCGCGAATTGCTGATCTACTGCTTTCTCTTGCTCTACTAAAGCTATCTTGGTGTCGAAATTTGGAGGGGCTTCGGGTGAAATTTCACCCCCTTCAACGTGGGATTTGGAGGGGCTTGAAGTGGAATTTGGAGCCGCTTGAATATTCGAGGGGCTTGAAATTTCACCACCCTTAGAGGGTTGAGATTTCGAGGGGCTTCGTTTTCCACCCCTCTTCGCCATGAACTCTTCAAGCGTCGGCGGACTCAGCGAGATCGCTTCACCACGACCGTCGACGGCTTGCACGATCGTCGCGCCAGCCGGAGCCAGCATTTGATAGACGATGATGCTCTGCGTGCGGCCGAGGCGCTTGTCCGTTTCCAGCAGGTAGCCAAGCTCGATCAGCTTGTTGCGTGCGCGACGGATCGTCTGAATGTTCAGCTCGGTGTCGAGCTCAAGCTCTTCGTTGGTGACCCACGTCGAATAGTCCTCGCTGGCCCAGTTCGCGTAGGTCTTCAGCAGCGTCTTGGCCGACGAATCGCCGACTCGCTGACGCTTGGCCCACTGGTGCGCGTATCCGCTCATGGCGCCCTCAGTTCGCCGCCGGCAAGCCGAGCGTCTCGTTTTCGTGGCCCGTAGCGGCGCACTTACGCGTGCCGAACACCGCGAGCTTCCCTGCATCGATCAGCGCGCGTACGCGGCCGCAGACGCTCGACAGGCGCAGATTCGTGCGGTCGGAGATGTCCTGCCGCGTCAGGCGCGTTTCCGGCGCCGAGAATAGGTCGATGATCATTTGCTTCTGCGTGCGGCGCGTGGCCGGGTCGAGCGCGTCAAACGCCGCCAGTTGCGTTGCTGTGGTTCGCATCACGATTCCTTCGTCTGGGTTGCCGGGCTGGCTTCGCCCGTTTTGCACATCGCTGCTTCGACGCGAACGACCAGATCACGCTTCACGCTGATCTCGTCGACCAGGCTATTGCGCAGGCGCGGCAGCTCGCCCGGGTCGATACCGTCGAGCAGATCCGCCGCGGCTGCTTCCGTGCGGTGATTCACACGTACGATCGAGCGAACGATTTCCTGCGCGTTGACGTCGTCGTCCGCGTTAGATTCCACGACGCGCGCCGAAAGACCGGCAGCCGAGAGGATTTCGTTCGCGAGCGCGATACGCATGTCGACGGGAAGAGCCGCCAGAAGCGACGGCAGCATGTTCACCGACAGCAGGTTGCTGTCCTTCTCATCGTCCTCAAGCCAGCGATAGACGCGGTCAGCGTTCGTCTTCTGGCGCGTCACAATGTCGTGGTGATCGCTGAAACGCACGTTGATGCGACGCTCTGCGCCGATCCGCACGTGTGCCTCGACGATCTCTTCCACTACCGTCTCGCGCGACCAGCCGCGGGCGTTCTTCAGGTCGGTCACAGTCGCTTTCGCGGCTGCTATCGGGCTTCTGTGCGAAAGGGTTCGCATGATTTGTCAATCTCCGTGGCATACAGTCCCTATATGCGCTGAGGACTACTAACTCCACACTCAGCGATCAGGGGATAAGAGAAAAATGAAAACGTTGCTACCGGTTAAAGCCGGAACTGCTTCGGGCCGTGCCAGTGCGGCCTTTTACGATCGAGGCGCGGGGATTCGCCTCGTATCTCTTTCGCGCGCTCCGTTCGATGGAGCTGCGCGAACTCAAACAATGTCAGCAGCCAGCGCGCAAGCTTCATTCGTGTTCTCGCTGCTGTTGCTCGCCTCGCTCGTGCCGGCGCTTGCCTGAGAGATACGCGTGGCCTTCTCGACCGTTGCCCAGTCCACATGCTTAACGAAGCCCTTCATCGGGATGTCGCGCACCGGCTGGTGGAAGAAAACGCGCTGCGAAAGCGTTTCGGCAGAGCCGCTCTCGACGTGCAGCGCTTTGCCGTTCTCTCGTTGGATCTGCTCGATTGCTTGGTTGAGGTAACCGTGCTTGGCGGCGTTGCGAAGCAGTTCTTGATGTTGCGGAAGGTGCATGGGTGCTCCGGTCCTTGTAGGTAATGCTGATGGTGCCGTTATGCCGCCGCTTTGGCGGCAAGTTCCGGCCAGATTTCATGCCAGTCGGCAGGACGAAGGTCGCGGCGCGTAACAGCGCCGCTGGATTCGCGCTCGATCGCAACGCAAAGCTTTTCACCAGCGATGCGCTGTCCGTAGACGATGTTCCGAAGGAAGGCATGCGTCGTACCGCACCGAACGGCGAACCGCTGGCGATCTAGACCTGGCATTGCCGCCAGAAATGTCTTGAGCTTTTCCATGACGCAATCATACACCGTTCGGTGAATGATTCAACACCGTTCGGTGAATTTCACCAAACGGGTACAGGTGGTCTAATTTGCGCATGACAAACGATCCGACCGACATCCAAAGCGTCTTTGAGATGCGCCGCCGTGCATTGGCCGATTTGGTCGACGCCCACAGTCAGGCCGAGGTGGCGAGACGCACAAAAAAGGCGGACCGCCAGATCAGTGACATGGTCGCCGGCCGGAAGGCGTTCGGCGAGAAGGTGGCGTTGGAGATGGAGTTGGCATGGAGCCAATCAGGGTCACAAGGGGATCGAATTGATCTACTTGCACCCCGTCGACTCGTTACCGTGAAGATGCCCGAGGGCTGGGGTAAGCTCGATGAGATTCAGCGAGCCAAGGCAGAGGCGTTTATTGGTGGCCTGCTAGCACAGGCAGATGCGTTTGCCGCTCCAGCATTCCGTCCCGAGCTGCCGAACCTTCCGCATAAAGGCTGACCTCTTCGGGGTGGCATCGCTCGATCGGCTCGAGCGACGAGTCAAAGAAAATCACCTGGCTTGCCGACTGGCTCCAGTCACCATGCGTCGTCCATCCTTCTGTCGGCGCACCCATCAGCAAAACGACCCATTCGCTCTCGGAACAGGGGGAAAGAACCAGCACGCGCCGCTCTATGAGCGATGGGTCAACCGATCGCACCACACGCGCCAAATCCCCCGGGCGGCACCTCAATTTGCTCTCGCCGCTGTTCCCACGCCCCATGTTCCCTCCCCGTTAGTTACCGGACGCTTTAATCAAGTACTGTATGTAAACACAGTATCAGGTAAGTCGTTCGCCTGCTACATGAAATAGGGCCACCCATTCGGATGGCCTACATAGTTTGAAAATTGTAAGGGTTAACCACAACCCACCCAACAAGCGGTGTGTTGTGTAATTTCCCCGCCATTATTCGCGAGAATCGGGCGTTGACGATGCCGAATCAGGCATCAATGATGCAAATTGAATAACTTTAAACGGGGCAGCATGAAGAAAAACCTATCGGCCAGGAGCGACCTAAGCGCAATCGTTCTCGCGTCAATCCTTACGCTTTCGTTAACGGACGCCTACGCACAAACTAAACACAGTGCAAAGGGACCGCGTACCAGCGCGAGTGCGACTAAAGCAACCGCAGCGCCGCCCGCGCCAACTGGCCCTGTCGGCATTGGCGCGCTCAAGATCGGGATGACGCAGTCCGCCGTCGAGGCGCTGACAGCTGCAGACGGCATCTATGCGGTTGAACCACTAGCAGTGGACACGCAGCAGAACGCCACCGCCGGGGACGGAGCCGCGCGATATACAACTCGCATGATGACGCCGCTAGACGCCAGCAAATCATCCAGGGTGCGGCTCACTTTTCGGGATGACAAACTGAGCGGATTCTCCATCGAAATCGACGATAGCCCGTTTGATCAAGCGCTGGCACAGCTAAGCTCAAAATATGGCTCCGGAGAGTTCAGCGACGATCGGAAGGATGAGCAATGCGTTTACCGCAACGGGGCCAATTTCAAGGTCAACTCGGGATCGGTGACGCACAGATGGACCCAGCGCATAAGCGATCGGGAACAGATTAAGGCGGCGGCCGTCGCTTACACCATCGCGTTTTGCCCGCCGAGTTTGTCAGGCCCGAGCCTAGACCCCACCACCGCACACTTCATCTCGATCAGCGACGTTCAGGTAGACCCAACCCCGAAACCTAACCCGTTCTGATCCCCTTCTCCACCCCGGTGCGTCCGGGGTTTTTTGTGTCCACCTTCCAGCGCCAAGGCGCATTGCAGATCCAGATAGTTCCCCGGGCTTCTTCCGCTGTTACAAATTTCTCGGTGATATTCACCGTTCGGTGTTGACATGATTTACACCATTTGGTGTAATGTCTCCACGCACTCACCGAAGCACTGAGCGGGAGCGCCTGAAGCACCAGTCGTCGCGGCGACTCTCCAAAAATAGCCCGTATGGTCTCCTTCAGGTTGTGTGGGATAGGCGCTCCCGCTCAGTGCTGCGATAGCTAACGGAGTTTGAGAGATGAAAACGTTGGATTGGAAGCTAAGCAGGCAGATGGCCGGTCGGCACGTCATCGATGTCGAGTGCGTCCAACGCGGCCTTTCGACATTCGGCGTTCGCACAAAATACCGCCAGGAGGTCGCCGGAATTGGCGGCCGTGACAACACCACGGAGTTTGCCGCCTGCCGCGCTCGGCGAATCGATCGTCGCGCAATGGATACGACCGGCCGGACGCAAGTCACTCAGGTCGATGTCGTCGCGGTAAAGCGCGAGGTCGTGAAGCACGACTGTGAGCTCTTTCCCGTCGACAGTACACGTAAAACGGTTCGGGTCTGGGCCCGGAATGCGATCGCATTCGGATTCCATATTGATCTCGGTCTTGTGGACGTTATGGCCAAGGAAGAGAGGCGTGCCTCTTACTGCTGTGGAATAAACGATAGCACGATGCAATCGCTGCGCCGTAACCACCTCCACGACAACGCCTTGCTCGCCGCGTGCGATGAGCTGTACGGCAAGCTGACGCGCGTGGCCGCTGTTGGTCTGCTCGGCACCGCTATCGGCGTGACCTGGTATCTGCTGGTCGGCCTGCGTGCAGGTGCGTGATGGCAACGATCAAACTCTTTCTGCAGATCACCGGCGCTTTCGTTCTCGTCATCGCTCTGCTCGCCCTGCAGGCGACGCTCGATGAGCACGACGAAGATCCGCTCGTAATCTGCCACGTACATCGCTGCACCTGATCCCGAAAAGGCTCACCAATGGACAACGTAGAAGTGGTTTGCATCGCAGTCCTTATCTGTTTGGCTCTTGGCGCTGGCGTCGCGCTCGGCGTGGCGAAGCTCCTGAAGCGCGAGCGCAAATCGCTGCCTTACGTCGGCCCGGCCATCGTCTACGACGCGGAGCCCTACCCGCGCGCATGGGAGTGAGAACGATGCGCTGCCATGTCCGCTGCCGCCACTGCGCAACGCGCCGCTGCCTGAAGCGAAAGCTTTCCGAATACCTGCGCGTGCCCACGTGCGAAGTCTGCGGAAAGCGCGACTACCGCGTCGATCGCTGGATGAACCGCCGCAACACGACGCGCATGACGTGCACGTGTGCGGGCTACTGGTTCCCGCATCGTCAGGGCTCGCTGTTTTGCTGGAGTCGCGCCGATGGCACCCAGCGCTATCCAGGCGATCCGGACTTCGCCGACCGCAATTACGACGGCCTAGCCGCCGCATAGAACAGTTTCGCGACGGCGCCCCCGTGGGTGGCGTTGTGTGTCTTGGCCGGCGCCCGTATGGGCCGGTCCTTTTTCGAGATCGACATGAGCACCACAGCACAAGCGACCCCGTATCAGATCGAGCTGCTGCCGCCTATGCGCGGTTCCGGACCAATGAGGACATCAATAGCAGCCTGTCCTGCAATTTCCCCAATGAGGTATGCCCAGCGCTTGGTGAAGGGACCATGACGCACCGGGATAATTGCACCGTCCAGGCTCGCGCGCCCGACATTGTGACCCGTGATCTGGACCGTCACGCTGTACATGTCCTCATCGACCTGTGTCAACGCGACGTGGATCTCGAAACCACGATAAGTCATCACTCGATTCATGGCCGTGTCCACGTCGAGGGCAAAGCGCGCAACACAGACCACAACGATATTTGGGCCCGCATAAACCGCCCTATTTTGAGGTACGCAGTGAAACGAATCGCTCTAGCTGACGTTGTGCAGGTTGCGCAGTTTTATCTCGTTCATTATGTCGCGCCTGCAAACCCCGAACGCAACCTCAAACGCGTCCTCCACATCCTCGAACGATGTGGCGGTATAGCGGAATCTCGCCGGATGAATAAGTTTAGCCGTCGAAGATTCTTTGTAACCAAGGGGCGGCACGATGTAGTAGCGCGATTTTCCTGTCGCGGGCCTAGTTTCGACCGATGCCGTCATTTGCCAGCCATTGAAGGCGTCAAGGCGCGTTTCCATAAATCCTCCCATCGAGAGCTGGGAAGACCGTCGCGAGATCGAAAGTTCGATTCCCAAACCCATAGTGCGCCTTATCCCAGCCCGTCACAAGGCATATATGCAAACGTGATTGCAGGGGTCTCGCAATGCCTATGAGGACACTACCGGTGCTCCTCGCAGCCACGGCGACCGTGACTGCAGCGTGCCTGTCAGTCATGGCGGGATGGCAGCGTGGCGGCCTGCTCCCCGAGCGAGTGCTGTGGATCGCTGTGGGAGTCGTACTGGTTGTCGCCGCCCACGTGCTCCCTGCCCTCTGCCGTCCGCATGGGTGGCGACTACGCACGCTGGGCGCGGCCCTGTGGGTCGGCTGCATGGCCGCCACCTGCTATGGCCATGCCGTCTTCTTCCTGATGGCGCAGAAGCATGCAGGTGAGTTGCGCGCCGCGGCAGTGCCGGTCGTGACTGTGACAGGCCGTGACCTCGCCTCGATTGCTCATGACCGAGCCGACGCAGTAACGCGACTGGCCCGCGCCACGGCGCGCCGCTGTGTCGAACCGTGCACGAGTCTCCGAGTCGAGCGCACTACCCTCGCCGCAAAGCTGGAAGCGATCGACGCCGAGAAGGCCGAGGCGATCCGCACCGAGGTAGCGCAGGACCGCGCCGCCGCCGCTCGCGCTGCTGCCCTGGCTGATCCGGTGACCGGCGCCCTGACCGCGTTCGGCGTGGCCGCGCCGCGCGCCGAACTCGTGACCGGACTCGCGTTCGCTGCCGTGCTTGAGGCTGTCGCCTGCTTCGCCTGGCTGCTCGCGATGCGCCCTGCTGCCGTGACTCAAATCGCGGTAACGCCCGTCCAGCAAGGCAGTCACGCCGAAGTAGTAACGGCGGTCACGCCCGAGAGTAACGCCGGCGCGCCAGTCGCGATGCCGGTCGCTGTCGAGTCAGCCCCGGTGCTGCGCCTACCCGTAGTCGAGCAGCACGACGATGTGACGCGAGTCATGACCGCAGTAGCCGCCGGAACGCTGCGCGCAACCGTGACCGAGATCCGCAAATTCCTGGGCTGCTCGCAGTCACGCGCCGCATCAGTCCGCAAGCAGCTTGAAACCCAACCGATTGAGTGAGACCGCCATGCGAATCAACGTGTACAGCCAAGAACTGACCGACGAGGTCAAGCTGATCGAGAAGCAAGCCGACACCGGCGTCGTCTACAGCGCCGTCCAACTCATGCTGCATTCATCCGATCGACTGCACAACCATCCCGGCGATGACGACCGCAGCGCGGTGACGTTCTGGCTGCCGAAGTCGGCGCACCGCCGGGAAGCGCTCGCACTGGCGTTCGAGAACATGGCTAAGCAGGTGCGCAACGCACGCGACGAAACCGGCCTCGACTAATCGCCGCCTGACTCCTCATATATACCGGGCAAAAGACATGAGCGCGTCTCAACAAGTTAACGCCAATCGACGTCGTACCTCGCTTGCAGATCAAGCAAAAATGCTTCAAGTGCTTCCGCGCAAGCGATCTCGTCATGATCGTCACCGGACCGGCGGTAGCTTCCCGTAGTCCAGTTCGCTCCATTTGCTCGGTCAGGATCGCGAGCAATAGTGTTGAACCTGATATTCCGGCAGTCGTCCAGCGACTCCATGTGGTCGTTGATGATGCTCAGCAGTTCGCCTTGGTCGATTACTTGGCGCATCGTGCGCTCCAACTTGGTTGTGGAGACTTCAAGGTAACAGCGCGAGCGGCAAAGCACAAACTGGTCGGCGATTTGCACTAGAGACCTCGCCTTAGGAACCTGACGAGCGACATGTCGCTGCTACTTCGAATGTCAGTTTCTGAATGATGCACTCAAGTGCGAGAACAAATATCTGATAACGAGGAATCGATGGATACGAATCAACTCAGTGCTCCCGCACGCATACACACTCGCGCCGTCAGCGCGGCGCTCCCTTCCGATGCAGCGCAAGCGCCAGCCGTACCGGTCGAGTTGCTGGGCGTCGAGGAACAGATGAAGAACGGCGATGGCTTCTGGCGCACCTGCTCGGGTTGCCACGAAACCGAGGACGGCCGTGATGTCGGCCACTATCCGTTCAGCAACGTCTTGAACTGCACCCTCGGTGGCGGATGCTCGGAATGCGGCGGCATCGGCGCGATTTGGGATAACACCGACTATGACGATAAGGCCGATTGGATCGAGCGCAGGGAGCGGGACACCGAAAAGACCATCGACGCGATCATGGAGCAAGCGCAGGTCTTCGCGTCCGCATGGTCGCTCGTCGGTGGCGTATTTGACTCGGGAAACGCGCTCGAAACAGCCGAGCAGGAAAAGGCAGCTTTGCGTGAAATGCTCAAAGACGCCGCTCCCGTCGCCCCTGCTGCGGTAGCGCCGCTGCTGAATGCTCCCGATGGCGAAGACCCGATGAAGCACGGCGATCGGAGTATCGAAACCTCAGTGAAGCGTCTGACGGAAGCGTATTGCAAGCAGCAGCCGTTGCCCATCCCTGACCAAATGGCTCTTGTTTGGAGGTTCGATATTGGGCGACTGCGCAACGACTGGATCCGCTTGAATGCGTGGCAAGAATCCCAGCTCGCCGACCGCCGCCCAGCAAAGAGCCACTGCCAGAACGGCGGCGATGTCTGCCTCGCAGGCAACCGTGACGGCGTTTGCTGCCCTGAGGACTCGTGCGACATCGACGATGGAATCCGCGCGGCAGTACCGCAAGCCGGGGCGGCGCTAACGGATGAGCAGCGCGCCGACATTCAGAAGGTCATCGATTGTCTGGAGCCTGATGACTGGTGCGGAGACGAAAGCATCATGGCCGTGCTGAACAGAGTGCTCGCCGCCCATCCCTCCGATCAAGGTAACCGCACTCCCATAGACGGAGACCGAAACGCCCGAGGCAATTAGCAGATGGAGCAAACGATGAGCGACTACCTGACCTCAACCGAACTCGCAGACCTCATCGGCTGCAAGTCGAACCAGCGCACGATGATGATCAACTGGCTGGCCGACAACCGCTGGAAGTACGTCATCGACCGCAACGGCATTCCCAAGGTCGCACGCGCGTTCCGCGACCTGAAGCTTGGACTCAGCACCGACACCAAAGCAACGAAATATGACAATGGGCCGAACCTCCAGGCATTCGCCTAAATCCGCCGGCAAGAACGAACCCACCGGAATCGACCGGCTGTACAAGCGCACCGGCGTACGCAAAGTGTCTTTCTGGTACAAGTTCCCCGACGGTCGCAGCGAGACATTCGAAACTGCGGTGCGCGGCGATCGCGCGGCGATCCACGAAGCGGAGCGCCGTGCGAAGCGGCGCGCCGTCGACGTACAGGAAGGACAGATCATCGCAGGATCGGTCGCCGACGCGATCGACCGCTTCCGCACTGAATACGACGTGAACCACTTTCGCGATCAGTCCCGCGACGGCAAGTATGTGCGCGAGTCCTATTACGAGAAGCTGACGCGCTTCTTTGGCAAGATGGCGCCCGCGCGGCTGGAGACGATCCACGGCTACCAGTATCTCGACGCGCGCGCCGCCGCCGGTGCGCCGATGGGCGCCAACAAAGAATTGGCGCTGATGCAGACCATGTGCAACTACTGGATCCGTTGGGGGCTGATCAAAATTAATCCGTTCGTCGGCATGATGCTCAACCAGGGCGATCCTGACGTACGCACAGTCACGAAAGCAGAGATCGTTCCGTTCTACCTATGGGCCGTGCGGCAGCCGCAGGCATACCGGACGATGGGCGTCGCGGCCATGTTCACCTACCTCACCGGCTTTCGCGCGGCAGAAGTGCGGCCGTTCCATATGTCGGGCCTGACCGAAGCCGGCGTGCGCGTCATCTCGGCGAAGCGGAAGAAAGGCGAGGCTCAGACGGTCAAGCTGCGCGAGTGGTCTATGCGCCTTCGGACTGTCGTCGAGCGCGCGAAGCGTGACCGCAAGGTGGCGAGCATCTACCTGTTCCCGAACCGGCGCGGCCAGGCATATTCGAAAAGCGGTTGGACCTCGGTGTGGCAGGACGCGATGTATGCATACATCGGCGAGTTCGATCCGGCGATCGCGCGCGAATTTGAGGCGAAGTGCAAGCGCGAGGCCGCGCAGCGCCGCGGCGAAAAGGCGGATGACGTTGCGCTGAAGCTCGTCGAGCATCCGGCGTATTTCGCCCTCTCGGACGTTCGCCCGGCCGCCATTACCGCGAAGCTCGAAGCGCGCGACGCCGATGCCTATGACTTCGCCGCTCACGCCAATCCGAGCACGACACACAAGCACTACGACCGCCGGAAAGTGAGGCGCGCCAGCGCTACTGAATGAGGGTAAAATGCCGCAAGTTTTTCGGAACGCCTCCCTGCAAACCCACGCCAGTGCTGGGGCGATAAAAGGGGATATATTCCGAAATCGAAATCACAGGGCTTTGATTTCTAACCTGAATTGGCTGTTCGACGACTCGATTGTGATTCCTGTTGTCGTGGGTTCGAGTCCCATCAGCCACCCCAAAGAATTCAGCAGTGAACAAAAAAGCCCGCACTCGTTGCGGGCTTTTTTGCGTCTGTGCACGAGAGACACCCAGGAACGCCTTTGAGCTTCGACGAATACTACAGGCGGCTGCAACTGCCGGAGACTGCGTCGCCGGCAGAGATCAAGCGCGCCTACCGTCAACTGCGGGCGAAGTACCACCCCGACCGCAACAAGGGGCGCGAGGCAGCGGTTGAGCCGGTTTTCAAGCTCATTCAGGAAGCCTTCGAGATTCTGAGTGGCAGGCGCGTCGCGCCAACAGCCAGGACAACTGGCGCCGCAAGCTCGGCCAGCAAAACCCGCGCTGGAGAAGCGCCGCCGCCACAACGCCGCGCGGCGCCGCCCATGCGCGGCGCAAACTGCCTCGTCGAGCTATTCGTGCCGCTCGAAGTCGCGCTCGATGGCGGCGGCGTTCAAGCCCACTACCCTGTCAAAGGTCCGTGTCCGGCGTGCGAGCCAGAAGATCGCGGCGCACTTTGCGAGCAGTGTCATGGCACGGGCGTGAAGACATGGCGCAAATCGCAAGTCGTCGAGATTCCTCGCGGGGCATGGGACGGCCAGCGCCTGGTGGTGCCAGGCGGTGGCCATCCCGGCTTGAGTGGCGGGCCGCCCGGAGACGCCACTTTCTCCGTTTCCATCGTTTGCGGCCCGGGCTTTACCCGCAACGGGCTCGATCTCGCCTGCGAGCTTCAGATCGACTTCGTGACGGCCATGTTGGGCGGCGGCGTTCAGGCGAAGGTCCTCGGCCGCACGATCGAAGTGAAGATTCCGGCGAACGCGAATTCGCGCGCGCCAATCCGTCTACCCGGCCTCGGGCTCGCGGAGCGCAACGGCACGCGCGGCAACCTCACGCTGCACCTGGTGCTCAGCATGCCGGCCGCCGCCGCGTATCTGACCGGCGCCGAGCGCCAGCAACTACGCGACATGTTCGCCGACGCAGAGCGCCGAGCCAGCCAGTCGCCTACCTCCGGCTCGCAGGGCAAACGTTAGCGCGCCTACGCGCCGCGCGCATCGATCCACGCACGCGCGGCTTCGAACCCCGCCTGGGCCGCCGCGTGCTCGGTGGACCAGAGTCGCGTGATATGCACGAGCTGCCAGTCCTCCACGACCGTCTCGTCCTTCAGCACGCGAAAGTGCGCCTTCACGCCCGTGAGCACCTGCTCGACCGCGACTTCGATGTCGTAGTCCTTGTAGCGCTCCTGGTAGTCGCCCATGTCGATGCCCTTCGGCTCCAT